CTAATCAAGATACGGATACAAAAGTGTCACCTTCTACTTCAGGTAACGGATCTATGAAGAGTGGAGGCGAAGAAAATAATCTTAATGATGCTAAATCTGGTATAGATGGCCCTGCTGATGCAGCCGCGGCTAATAAATCAGGAGGTCAAGGTGCAAGCACAGCTGGTGTTGACGGACCTGCAGATGCTGCCGCAAGTACAGGGAGCAAAGCAAAACCTTCTGAGCAAAAAGTAGTTAATAGAATTAGAGGTACATTGTAATGTCGGAGCAAAGTAGAACCGCTACCTCTAAACAGTTACGTGACCCAGGACCGTATCTAGCAAAAGTTATCAACCATCTAGATGCAAAATATATGGGAACATTAGAAGTTGAACTTCTTAAAATTGTAAGCAGTGGTAATAGCACTCAAGGCACTGGTGAAATAATAACTGTAAAATATATGTCACCTTTCTATGGTGTGACCCCTTATGCAGGACTTACAAAAAATAAAGGATACAAATACACACAAAAAAGTTATGGCATGTGGTCAATACCACCAGATATAGGTACACAAGTTCTTGTTATTTTTGCTGAAGGAAATAGAAGTAGAGGATACTGGATTGGTTGTGTGCAAGATGAATACATGAATTTTATGTTGCCAGGAATGGCAAGTAGTTTCTATAACGATAAAGATGCTTCCAAACCATATCCTGTTGGTGAATATAATAAAAAATTAGAATCAGGTGCAGGAAAGAATCCTACTAAATTTATAAAACCTTATTCTGAAGATGCAGAATTTAATCTAATGACACAAGGGTTACTTGATGACAGCATTAGAGGTACAACCACTTCAAGTGCTAGACGTGAAGTGCCTAGTATGGTTTTTGGTTGGAGCTCTCCAGGACCAGAAGATAGAAGAGATGGTGCACCAAGAGCAACATATGGTGATCCTAGAGCTGGAGGATCACAACGCTATTTCAACAGACTAGGCGGTTCAACCTTTGTAATGGACGACGGTGATCCTGCAATATTACGTACAGGTTATGCAAGCGAAACAAAAGCAGAATATGTTAGTGTTGAAGAAGATAAGGATAAAAAAGGTTTTCCAGATGTACCTCACAACGAACTTGTTAGGCTCCGTACACGCACAGGACATCAAATACTTTTACATAATTCAGAAGACCTAATTTACATAGGTAATGCAAAAGGCACAGCTTGGATAGAACTTACCAGTTTGGGCAAAATTGATGTCTATAGTAGAGATAGTATTAGTTTACATACTGAATTAGATCTTAATATTTCTGCTGATCGTGATATCAATATGTATGCAGGAAAAAGTTTTAATTTAAATGCCGGCGACAACACTAAAATTACTAGTGGTAAAGAGACAGATATTAAAACCGGAATAGACATGAATTTTGAAGTAGGTGCAGAACTTAATATGATAGTAGGTGATGATGCTAATATAAGCACTGGTAAAGATCTCAATATTAGTGTTACTGAGAACGGAAGACTTACAACAGAATTATCGCTTGATATCAAAGTAGAAGAAGCAACAAAAATAGAAACCAAAACTACACTAGATATAAAGACGGGAACAAATACTAGAATATCACAAGAAGGAACATTTGATGTTAATACAACTGGTGCAACTAAAATTACGGGCGAAACTATCGACCTTAATCCAAGTAGTCCTGCGGCAAAAGCATTAGGAGCAGAAGTTTCGCCAAAAGCTAAAAAAGCAGAAGATGCACTGTTTCCTGTACGTTTACCCGAACACGAGCCATGGTTAGGACACGAACACTTAGATCCAACAATTTTTACTGCTACAAACTCAGCCGCAAGTGAAGCACCAAGTTACGTAAATAGAAATACAACACCACCAGTTGAAACAGAAAATGCAGAAAAAAATGATGAAACAAGTGCAGTTGTAAATGCAAAAACAGAAGTTAGAGATGGCAAAACAGTTGAGGTTACTAGCGATGGAATCGTGCCTGGCCAAGAAGGAGAGATAGGTAAACAACCAAACAAACCTGCAGCTCCTGAAAAGATGGAAAGATATTTTGTTAACCAACTTTGTACGAAAATAGGATTAGATGAAACTAAAAGTGCTAAAGATGGAGGAAATGCTGAAGCAGTCGCAATGGCAATGGCACAAATTAGACACGAATGTAATTTTGAACCAAGAAGCGAAAATTTAAATTATAGTAGCGATGCTTTAGTAGCTGTCTTTAGTTATAGATTAAAATTAGCCGCCAAAAAAGAATTTGGTCTTACTGGTAAAGGCACAAAGATGGTAAGCCGGCAACAAGTAAGGAGTATTGCAGACAGGATAGCACGTAAACCTGCAACTATAGGCAATACTGTATACGGAAATAGATTAGGTAACGCAAGTAACGAAGGGTACAAATATCGAGGACGTGGAATGATACAAATTACATTTAAGGACAATTATTCTACATACGGTAAAAAATCAGGACATCCTGAGATAGTTCAAAATCCTGATCTTGCAAACGATCCAGTTATTGCAACAGATATTGCTGTTGCATATTTGCAATCAAAAAGTATTAACTGGAGTAGCACTGATTTAGGTAGCCTTGCTACACAATTTGAAAAAGCAGTAGGATATGCTAACAAAACTAACGAAACTCCAAAACGTAGAAAAACAGGAAGTGGATATTTGTACAAATTAGTAAATGGTGGGATTCCTAGGCTTGGAAGTTTAGAACTAGAGCCAGATGGTACAAATGTTAAAGCGGAGCCTTTACCTCCTGTAAACACTAACAAACAAGACGTTAAAGGGGCAAGGTAAATAATAATATGAGTACAAAAGAAAAACAGTTATATAAGCAAATAGAAGTAAAAGGCACAGGAACTAGCACACAATATGGTGTATCTAGTCGTGCATACAGAGGTATATCAACTGTTAATCCAGAAAACAATGAAACAGTTTTGTATGATCTTGCATTAATAAAACAAGACATATTAAACCACTTTCATATTCGTCAAGGAGAAAAATTAAGTGATCCTGAATTCGGAACGATTATTTGGGACGTTTTATTTGATCCTCTTACAGAACAACTAAAAGAAGCAATAGTTGAAAATGTAACAACTATAGTAAATTATGATCCAAGAGTGCAAGTCACAAACGTAAGCATTGACCAATATGAAAGTGGCTTGCAAATCGAAGTTGACTTAACATATTTACCGTACAATATATCTGAAAATTTACGCTTGCAATTTGATCAAAATGCAGGATTTTTAGGATAAAATAAAGTACGTACTTTTCTAATCATAATAAATACTGTATAGAACAAGGAAGCAAAAATGTCGTCAACAGATAGACAAAATAGATTACTTGTAGCAGAAGATTGGAAGAGAGTCTATCAGAGCTACAGAAATGCAGATTTTCAAAGTTATGACTTTGACAATCTAAGACGAACTATGATAAATTACCTCAGAGAAAATTATCCTGAGGATTTTAACGACTATATAGAATCAAGTGAATACATTGCACTAATTGATTTAATTGCTTACTTAGGTCAAAATCTTGCTTTCCGTACTGACTTAAATGCTAGAGAAAATTTCCTTGAACTTGCAGAGCGTAGAGAAAGTGTATTACGTCTTGCACGTTTACTATCGTACAATCCTAAGCGTAATCAGGCGGCAAACGGTTTACTTAAAGTTGAAAGTGTTTCAACTACAGAAGAAGTAATAGATAGCAACAACACTAATTTAGAAAACCAAGCTATACTTTGGAACGATCCGTCCAACCCTGATTGGTATGAACAGTTTATACTAGTTATGAATGCGGCACTTCCTGTAAATGGCACATTTGGTAGACCATTCAAAAAAGATACTGTGGCAGGTGTTCCTACAGAACAGTATAGATTTAACAGCACCAATCAAGATGTGCCTGTGTTTAGTTTTAACAAAGCAGTAAATGGCGGCAACAATAGATTTGAAATAGTATCAACTGACATTGGGGATGGAGTAATTGAGGAAGAAGCACCATTTCCTGGGAACAACTTTGCATTGTTGTACAGAAATGATGGTAGAGGAAATGGAAGCACAAACACTGGATTTTTTAGCCACTTCCGTCAAGGAGCTCTAGATCAAGGACCATTTACTATTACA